GGTGGAACCCCGGCGGTTTCGGCTGCTCCGGTGGCTGTGACGGATGCTGGAGTCGTGCGTTGGCAAAGCGGTTCACCAAGTGCCAAGACTGCGCCGCCTTCCGTGTACACCTTCACCCGGAGCGGCTGGGCCAGCCTGCGGCCACGAAGAAGCCGGGCGTGGTTTTGTGCAACTTCACCTGCGACACGTTCGACAAGCTGCGGACGCACGACGATATCGAAGAGATTCTGCACGCCGCCGATATGGAAGAAAGCCGACATCACGAGTTCGTCTTTCTGACCAAGAACGCGGAGCGGGCCGCGAACTTCGCCGACGCTGCCGGGTTCAATTTCTACAACAACTGGCATCTTGGCCTGACCATTCGCAACCAGGACGAAGCCGACGCCAAGCTCCCCGCGTTCCTGACGGTTCCCGGCAACCTCTGGCTGAGCCTGGAACCATTGCAGGGGCCAATAGATTTGACGCAATCGATAGGCGTTAGCGTTGGTAGTGGCTTTGCGCTGCGTCCTATGAGCGGGATTGGCATTCGCGGCGTCATCGTCGGCCACGATAACCGCAAAGGTGCACCCGGAACCGAGACCCTGGATCACGTCCGGTTGGTCGTTGCACAGTGCCGGGCGGCGGGTGTGCCTGTGTACGTCAAGCAACTCTTCATCAACGGCAAGCTCCGCAAAGAAGCTGAAGACTTCCCTGCCGATCTTCGCCTGCGAAACCTGCCATGGTCCATGCCAGCCGAAAGTAGGGTGACGGCATGACGCCAGAATCCATGCTCCTGGAAATTCCCACAGTGCACGGGACCGCGTATATTAACCCGCGAAAGATCGTCAGCATTTCAGACCTTCCGCATTCCTGCGACTACAGCACGCCGGCCAGAAGCCGCATCGATTTTTCCACCCATTACGTCCTGTCGCTTCTGACGGCACGCCAGATGATGCAGGCTATCGAAGCCGCCACGGACCGCGGACCTGCAGGAGAAAAGACGGCATGAACATCGTCATTAACCACGACGCTGGCGGCCTGATCAAGGCTCTGATGCGCCCGGAAATTCGAAGATGCCTTTCTGTTCTCGAGAAGTATGCCAGAAAGGCTCACATGGAGTATGGCATTGAAGGCGTGCAGCACGTTCTTGCCGAAATCCTGAAGCAGAAAGACCAGGTCGGGATGAACTCCGCCATGATGATCATGACCTGCGTTGCGGTCGCCATCGAGGTCGTGAAAACAGCAGAGATCGGGCTTGAGCAACTCCAAAAACAGCAAGGAAGCGATAATGGGACAGACGGCGCAAACGGTTGAATTCTTTGTCCCCGGCATTCCGCGGCCCGGCGGAAGCAAGAAGGGTTTTTATAACCCGAAGCTTGTGCGCGTGATGATGGTCAAGGCGGGCGGGCAGTCCGAAGAGAACTGGAGGCAGGCAGTATCGTATGCCGCCATGAAGGCGATGGGGCAGGCGCCGCTCCTCGATGGGCCGGTTCGCCTGGACGTCACCTTCGTCATGCCGCGCCCGATATACCACTTCCACACGTCCAGGAAACTTGCCGGCCAGCTTCGCCAGGACGCCCCGAGACTCCACGATCGCATGCCGGACCGTACAAAGCTCCCGAGGGGAACGGAGGACGCCCTGAAAGGCATCCTCTGGCATGACGACGGCCAAGTGTGCAGCGGGTTCATCCGAAAGGTTTATGGGGATCGACCCGGGGCGTTAATCCGGGCATCGAAGATTCTTTCGAATCCCACGCAGAATTCCCTTGGAACGTCCGGCCAGAACTCGGCTGACTGTGCGGGCGGCCATCCGCTGGCACTTTTACATACGAAGGAAAATTGACATGAAACGAGGCACGATCCGACACGCCAAGGTCTACGCCCTCGCCGATGCCCTGAAAGTACGAAGGGCAGAAGCCGTTGGGATCCTGACGGCCCTGTGGGAGATGACGGCTGAATATTTTCCGGACGGCAACATCGCCGCTGCCGGCGGTACGTATCTGGCCGAACAATGCCTCTGGCATGGTGACGGGAACGAGCTTTTGCGCGCACTGATTGCTTGCGGATTGGTAGACGACTTGACTCCGAGCGTGCGCACAGCGCGCAAAAGCGCGCAAAAAGCGCGCGCGCCAATTTCGTCCGTTTTTTACATCCACGACTGGCACGAACACTGCGAAACGTCCGTGCATAAGAAAATTGCCCGCCAGAGAGGATTCTTCGCGAATGGTAATCCTCCAAAATTAAACGGTTTAGATAAACCTGACAGGGATTCCGCCACGGAGTTCTATCGGAATTACGGCGGAATTTCTGCGGAACGCCAGCGGAATTCCAGCGGAATTCCGACGGAGACCCCTACCGAAGCCGTTACCGAAGCCGAAGCCTTAGCCAGAGCCTTAGCCGTTACCGAAGCCGTGCCGAAGCCGAAGCCACGTCCGGGCCGGGCCGAAATCCCGGCCGGCAACGGCTCATCGGATTCGGGATCGGGGAAAGACTCCTCGAACCCCTCGGTTTCGGGATCGGGATCGGATTCGGGGGAGGGCGTCAAACAAGACAAACTTGGCGAACTTGGCAAGGCTGGCAATCTGGGCAAACAAAACCAACTGTCGACACAAGGGGGCCAGTGCGGGCACGGAAAATCTCAAAAACTTCCCGAGGCTGGACAGATCGGCCAGGAGATCGCCAAGCGTTTGCGGATTCGGCCTCGGGGGGAACCATCTGCCGACAAGCAGTTCATGACCGATTGCAACTGCCTTCGCATGATGGCCATTCGCGTGCGGCTGGGAAACTGCGGCCCGCCAGTGGAAGCGATCGATGCGTGCTACGCGAAGGCTGAAGAGCTTGGGGAGTCGGCCACGGTCGAAAATCCCATCTCGGCTTTCACGGCGTGGTTCAAGAATCTGCTCGCGCAAAACGGCCATGAGTGGAAGAAGAAAGGCATGGGCAATGCATTGGCAGGCGTGCTCAACGGCCTGCAACCGCCTGGAGGTGTGCTATGAAAGATGGAACGCTTTTCGATACTGTCATGACGCAGGCCGGCGAACGGTACGAGATCAGGCCGCATTTCGCCGACCGCAAGGACGTGCCGCGCCTGACACGGCAGAATGCCAGGCTCCTGGCGATGCTTCGGGCTGGCCCGGTACGCAACTGCGACATGATCACGATCGCCCTGAACTATCGCGCCCGCATCAGTGAGATTCGATCTTACCTCGAGCATCGCTACGGGCAGACTGTCGTTTGCGAGGCTGGTGCTGGCGGCGTCAATGTCTATCGGATTGTTGATGCGAAATGCAGGCAGGACATCGGGAAAGGGGCCATGGATGGCTGCGACACGAAACATGCCAAAGCTCAGCGACCTGGACGTTGAGGTCCTTATCACGCTGCCGAAGGAGCCTTACGGAGTCACGGTGCCGGAGATTGCCGAGGATGTCGTCGGCCGCACGGACAGCCCGGCGCTGGGGCAAGTGAGAAGAACCCTGCGGAGATTTCGCCCGTGGCTGTATTTCGAGTTCGTCAACACCAGGCCATACGGGCGGAAGGACGTTTACGGGATTCGCGCGGATCGCTGGCTGGAAATGCAGGAAATCCTGACCGCACGTTGCAAGAGCCATGAAGAGCAACCGTGACCGAGTTGGACCGATGCGGGGTTGTCACGCCGGAAGAATCGACGGACGATAACTGGCAAGGAAAATCCCGCAGGCGACTGGTACGACGATGACGAGCGAGAATGACAAGACGACGCCTCCGCATCAGGACGAGTTTCGCGACGAGCTTGGACGGTACAAGCCTGGGTATATCCCGCCTGGTGCGCAGCCGTGGAAGCCGGGACAGTGCGGGAATCCCAAGAAAATCGGAACTCGCAAGCGGCTGACAAAACGTCTCCTTGCCGCGCTGGACAGCGACGACGGCGCGCTGGCGGATGCTCTGGTCAAGGTCATTATCAAACGCGCACTGCGTGGCGACTTCCGATTCTTTCAGGAACTCTACAACCGCGCGGAAGGGAAGGTCGCGGATCGTTTGGCTGGCGCCGACGGAGAGACCCTCAAGACCTACATCAACGTGGATGTGAGCCGGGTATGTCGGAAACAACCGGAGAACTGATCGGCAACGACCTGTTCGACAAGTCGTATCGGCCCTACGAGCCTCGCGGCGCCGCGTCCGATCTGTTCTACTGTCAGGCCGATGAGATTCTGATCGAGGGGCCGGCCGGCACGGGAAAGACGCGGGCGGTTCTCGAGAAGGCTCACCTGATCTGCCAGGAAGTTTCCGGCGTTCGCGTTCTGCTTGTACGAAAAACACGCTCCTCCATGACGCAATCTGTCCTGATCACATTCGAGAGCAAGGTTCTCCCGGAAAACGATCCACTGTGCCGCGGCGTTGATCGTGCGCACAGGCAGTCGTACAAATACCCGAACGGCTCAGAGTTGGTGCTGGGCGGCCTGGACAACGTAGACCGGATCATGTCGTCCGAGTACGACGTGATCTGCGTATTCGAGGCGACGGAAATTGCCGAGGACGACTGGGAGAAGCTGCTGACCCGCATGCGCAATCATGTGCTGGACTACCAGCAGGCCATTGCAGATTGCAACCCGGTTGCGCCGGTCCATTGGCTAAATCAGCGGGCAGAGAAAGGCAAGATGGTCAGGCTTCTCTCTCGACACATTGACAATCCGGCCGTGACGCCGGAGTACTTGACGTTGCTGTCTCGACTGACGGGCCATCGTAGAGATCGGCTCTACCTCGGAAAGTGGGTCGCTGCGGAAGGCCTTGTCTATCCGGAACTGGAAAGCTGTTTCATCGAGCCGATGTCGGAACTTCCGGACGGCGCATTTCGCGGCGCGATCGACTTCGGGTTCAACGATCCGTTCGTCGGGATCGGCGCCGTCCTGTATGACGACGAGGATGGGCGGGACGTGCTGTACCTGTTCTATGAACGCTACAAGAGCAAGTGCTCGCTGGCCGTGCACGCCGAGGCACTGAAAGCCGTCGCGCCCGGGCCTTGGTTCGCTGACCCGAGCCGGCCGGATTCGATCAACGATCTTCGCCGCGCGGACCTGATCGTCCGGCCGGCACGCAACAGCATTCTTGCCGGCATTGACGCCGTGAACGCTCGCATCGCGTCCGGCAAATTGCTGATCTCCAGCGCGTGCATTGCGATTCGAACGGAGGGGCACTCGTACCGATATCCGCAGAACGGGATAGGCGAGAAGCCCATCGGAGAATTCGATCACGCCTGTTTCCCGGCTGGAACTATGATTGCCTCGCCGCAAGGACATCTGCCAATTCAGCATGTCAAGCCCGGCGATATACTGATTTCGCACGACGGATTTTGCACAGTCGATATCGCAGAGCAACTTGGACCGAGTTGCCTGCTTTGCCTGACGCTCTCTAACGGAACGGAATTACGATGTACCGCAGAGCATCCGTTGGCCTTGGCCTCCGGCGGTTGGATTGCCGCTCGCGATTCGCTCGGCGCAACGGTTGCGATCAGGAGCGAGATATGCGGATCATTGAACAGAAGCTTGCCAATGGAGCACGGGTGCAGATCGTCGAGTACAAAGGCAAACGATACCGCCGCTATCCTGCCTCGAAGCGCCACTCTGACAAGTCATATTTCAAGCATCGCGGCGCTTACCTTCACCGCGTTATCTGGCGCGAGCATTACGGCGAAATCCCGACTGGGCACGAAGTCCACCATCGCAATGGAAACGCTTCGGACAACCGAATCGAAAATCTTGAATGCATCGACCGGACCGAGCACGTTCAACGGAAACACAAATGGGGCCGAAGTCCCGAACAGCTTGCCGCCATCCGAGTCAAGGCGGCTGAATGGCACCGCAGCAAAGAAGGGCGAGCATGGCATCGTCGACACGCAAAGAGGGTCGCGGCCAACTTGCCGATACGGACGCTCAAATGCGAATGGTGTGGAAAATCCTTCAACACAAAGGACCGGAAGAGGGCCACGCGATTTTGTTCCGGCGCTTGTCGGCACTATGCCAGAAAGGCGTCCGGTGCCGACAATGAGGATCGCCGCTGCGCTGTGTGCGGAGCCAAGTTCATTATTGACCGTTACGCGGCGAAGAAATGCTGTTCGACAAAATGTGCAGTCCGTCTTCGTGAGGCGAATAAGGCGGCTCGCGGGAAGACAGCCGGTGTATAACTTGGCCACCACGTCAGGAACCTACTTCGCTAATGGCGTGCTCGTTTCGAATTGCGACGCGCTGCGCTACCTGGTCATGGGCGTGGACGCCCGCAAGCTGGCAATCTCAGGAGACAGGTGACATGGGAAACAACGACGGACTCGAGCATGACACGAACGAAGACCTCGCCAGGAGAGGAAAAGCATTGCGGGCTCCCGCGAGGGATAAGGCTATCCATGAACCGGCTTCCAGCAAGGCGCACGATCGGCGAGACGAGATGAAGGCAAAGGCCGGCCGGAAGGAAAAAGACTGGCTCAGCCCGGACAATCCGGAGATTTGGGACGGTGACGACGATTCGGACTGACGGCAACTTTGCACGACTTGCCGCGAAGGGTCTTGCGGGCGACAAGGGTAGCCGTAAGGATTCAGTCTGACTGATCGCGGAACATAATCACGAACGCACAGGAGAGCGGCGATGAGTGAAAACGCACTGACCAGGTATTACCGGGCGATGGCGACCCTGAAACACGGGATCGCCCTGCAGCCCACGACCGACCCGGACAAGATCATCGCGATGCTGTACGAGGTGCTGGAATCCGCCTCGGCTGTTCTCACGGCGGAACTCGCGGACGGCGCAGTAACGGCCGCCAAGCTGGCAACGGCGCTGGACCTGTCCTCGAAAACCCTGACGCTACCGAATGGGAATGTGACGGCCGCAAAGCTGGCAGACATTCTTGACCTGTCCTCCAAGACGCTGACGCTTCCGGACGGAAATGTTTCAGCCGCGAAACTTGCAGCCGCCGTGCAGGACCGGATCGCCTACGTTTCGGCAGCCGCCGTGGACGGAGAGGACGGAACGGCCACTCTGACGCTGCAACTGAAAGACGCTGGCGGAAACAACCTGGCAGAACACGCAAGGCTTCGCGTCTGGGTCGGTACGGCAAACGATCTGGGCGTGGATGCCATTACCGGGATCTCGGCGACGACGGGAACCGTCGTGGATGAACACACGGTCAACGGAGATTACAACGTCCTGACAGACGAAAACGGCGCAGCCGTCCTGACGCTTGACAATGGCGGCGCCGGGACGATCTACGCCTGGGTCGAACTCAATGGGCGTATCGTTGCGGTCGGTGCAATCGTCATCACGGCAGCCGAATAGCGGAATCTCTCCATGAATGGACTTCCAGGACTGATCGAGCGGGCGTGCTACTGGATGGTCGGCAAGGGTCTGCCGAACATGGGGAAAGGCGGCGGGTGGTCGTTCGCGGACCTGTGGAGGTCCATCCCGTCCCCGACCAAGATTCAACTGCTTGACCACTACAAAGAAGTCGTCTACGCATGCGCCTCCATCAACGCGCAGGCGGTTGCCAGCACCCCGCTTCGCCTCTATGTGCAGACGAATTCTGGCCAAGCCAGGCCGAAATGCCAGACGAGGAAACTTTCCAGGCAGCAGCATCGCTGGCTTTCTTCCAACAAAACTCTTGCGCCGAGACTTGCCAAGGCTGTTGAAATTGAAGAAGTGATGGAGCATCCGCTCCTGTCTCTTCTGGAGAAGGCCAATAAGTTTCTGGACGGATTCGCGCTCTTTGAATTGAATCAGCTTTATCAGGAAATTGACGGGAACTCCTACCTATACGTCGAA